ATGGATACATTATATTATTATATAGTATTTATTATTCAATTTTAATTTAAAAACTTTAGATTATTTATATATTATTTATTATTTAAAACTTAATTTAAAACTTATTAAAAAAAAATTGAATTTAGATTTTAAGATAAATCTATATATAATATATATATTAACATTACTGTATCAATATAATAATTATAATGAATCAATCTATCCTTTACCCAGAAGATATTATTAAATCTTATGAAAAATATGGAGAAGATTTTATCACAATTGATTTAACAACAATTAAAGAAAATACAGCAAAGACTGTTAAATATTGTAAATTAAAAATTTTAAAAGAAAATGGATTAGAAGTAGTGCCAATTATCAAATTAGTTAATTTAACAATTGCTAGTAAAGCTAAAATCCCTAGTGAACGTGAATTTGACAAAATTAAATATGCTCTTCGTAAAAATGATATTATGAATTCAGAATCTAAATTTGGTGAAGCAATGGAATTAATTTGTAATACTTTTACTAAAAAGGTAAAAGATATGAAAACCAATGGAATTATCAATGATGATGAAGATGATGAAAATAATAATCCAAATGTTATTATTGTTCCAAATTGTAAATCACAAACTCCACTTCAAAAGAAAGCAAAAAATAAAGAAGGGTTAAGTGTAAACTTAGATAATCCTATGATTTGGATTGGTCTTAATTTTAAGAAATATCCGGCTGAAGATGAAAAAAAATTAGAAGTATTTGATGGTCTTACATATAAAAGAGATAATAAACCATTTTATATTAAAGAATTTGATTTAAATATTTATGATTTAGAAAGATTAATTAATAAGAAACCACAATTAGCAGTTGATGAAAATAATAATACTATGAATAATACAAATATTCATAAATTTATTACAACTAATAGTTCTATTCTTGGAACTATTGAAATGCAAGTAATTATGTCTAAACAATCTTTTAATTTAAATACTAAATTTTCACGTAATTTATATGTAGAATCAAATAAAAATGTAATTTCAAATAATCAACATTTATTTGATGATTCAGAATTTGAATCTATGATTAATAAAACATTAGTTAAAAAACCAATTGTATTAGATGATGAAGTTGAATATGAATCTGATAATGATTCAGAAGAAATGTCTAATGATTTAGATAATAAATTAAATAATCTTACCTTTACTTAAGTTTAATCTTAGTTCTAAAATATAAAAATTGTACTCTCTTGTGCACCTTTTATATTTTTTTTACCAGATTCTATAAATATAGGTTTTAAAAAGTGTTGAATATATTCTAGTTCTATTTCTTTTTTTGTTTCGATAATATTATCATTAAGATTATTATTTAAATTAAATGGATAAAAATTAATATTTTCAATAGATAATAATAAGTCAAAATCATCAAATATATTCATTACGAGTAAATTAAAATAAAATTGAATAATTAAATTACAGTAAATTAAATTACTTAGTAGAATGTCAAATACTAATATTATTGTCGATCAATATATTAGTGATAATATAATATCTTATTTAAATATTCATAAAAGAATTTTTATTAATAAATATCATTATAAACAATCAAAAAAAATATTAAAATTAAAAGTAAATTTAATTCAAAAATTTTATTTAAAAAATAAATTAAGATTATCGATGTTATTTGAATATTTTGATAATGAAAATATCATAGCTATTCGAAATTACTATATTCTATTTTATCCTAAAGAATTTAGAAAACCATTTTTTCAACAAGTTTTGCGGCTTAGAATGAGGAGAGATAAGTATTTAATAATTTGCGCTTTATATGAAAAATCAAATATTAGTGATAATTATAATAAATATTTTAAAAACTTAATAAATAGTTTGAGTGTAAACGATTTAGCAAATTTAGGTTGGTAAACGATTTAGCAAATTTAGGTTGGTAAAAAAAATTGAATTCTTTTTTTTAAGTATATAATGAGATTACTTATGGAAAAACATTTGAATTTAAATAATTTAAATAATTTAAAACCTAATATTAAATCTATGAATGTTTTAAAATATCCAGATTTAAAAATTATATCTCAAAATGATACAGAAGATATTAAATTTCAATTAAATCAAATTAAATATTTACGTAGTAAAATTAAATATTATGTTGGAATTCAAAATGGTACAACTATAGAATGTGCTAATTTTAAACATTATCCTAAGATATTTGTAAGTCATAAAGAATATCTTATTAATATAATTAAATGTTTAAAGATAATTATAGATGGAATAAAAAATAATAATTTTATTCAACATATAATCTATAAAGCTAAACTACAGAAGAAAAAAATAATATTCATTATTACTCATATGGGTAAAATTGGAATATTTTTCTCCAATCATTAATTAATTAAAATATTTTTTTTATAATTCTAAAAAAAACCATTTGCTATACTGTTAAATATAGCAAATGGTTTTCCCATTACTATACTTTTCAGTATAACAATTACAAAATGATAGTATAATGTTCATTACGTAGAACCAATTGAATAGTTGATGTATTAAACCAATTTCCCATTGTTTCTGTAAATAGCAATTTATTACCATTTCCCGAACGTACTTGAACTACAATCGGACGCTCAAGCATCCAACTTAGTAGTTCAAGCGCAAACGCATCTCCATACTCTCCGCATTTTGACATCTTCTCAATCCATGAGTCAATAGATTCTGTTAAATTTCCAGAATTTTTATACACAAACTGTCTGTCTTGTACAAATTTGATCATGTTTTTCCGTACAATTTCGTGATAATCTTCGTTGTCATATAAATCGATTGCAATGCATCGATAAAGACAATTCCCATCCCCACGAACATTATGTTCAAGAAGTTGTTGTCCTTTAGACTTCGCAAGTTTAGTAGACTTCGCAAGATTAGTAGACTTCGCAAGTTTAGTACTTTTAATAAGCACTAAAATAAGAATTAGAAACCCAATAATATTCAGCATTTTGATAATTAAATATACAAAAAATTCAATTATTTTTTTAGGATAATATAATACTATTTAAAAGTTTATTAATACTATTTAAAAGTTTATTAATACTATTATCTAAAAATGTCCTATTTAAATTTAGATAATTTGAGATTTGAAGAAGATTTAAATAATAGAAAAGAATTTATAGAAAATACATATGAAAATAATAGAAAAGAATTTATAGAAAATACATATGAAAATAATAGAAAAGAATTTATAGAAAATAAGGATAAATTAGATTTATTAATTAAAAAAAATAATAAATTAGAATTAACAAATTATCAACAATTTGTAACACATTTTATTAATCCAAATACTAAATTTGAAAGATTATTATTAATTCATTCAACAGGTGTTGGTAAAACTATTACAGCATTATCAACTGCATTAAATTTTATTAATAATTTTAAACAAGAAAAATTAATTGACCCATTACAAAAAACAGGAATGATATATATAATTGGATTTACGAAAAATGTATTTAAAAAGGAATTATTTAATCGGTCCGAATTTGGTATAGTAAATGATAAAGAAATTAAAGAAATGAATGATCTACAAAAACAAATTTTACAATTTAATAATAATGCAGATATTACTAAATTAAAAGAATTAAAAATGAGATATAGTATCCGTTTAAGATCACAAAAGGGTAATGGATTTTTTGAATTTATTGGGTATAAAGAATTAGTAAATAAATTAATAATTAAAAATCAATTAGATGTCAAATTACAATTAAATAATATTAATTCAGAAGCGGAATTAAATTATTTAATTAATCAAGATATTATAAAACTAAACATTGAATTTTTAGAACAATTTAATAAATCATTAATTATTTGCGATGAAATACATAATGTATACAATTCTTTAAATACAAATAATTGGGGTATGTCATTAAATATAATTTTTAATTATTATAAAATAAGGAAAACAATAAGAGTATTATTTTTAAGTGCAACGCCTATAAATAATAATCCAATTGAAATTATAAGTTTATTAAAACTTCTTAATACTAATTTAGAAATATCTAAAAAAGATATTTTTGATTCTTCTAATAATATTACAACTAAGGGATATGAAATTATTAAAAAATATATTAATGGCAAAATATCATATTTAAAAGATATGGATGTAACATCATATCCAATTAAAGAATTACATGGGAGTTATATTAAAAATATTCCATATTTAAAATTTATTAAATGCCCAATGAGTGATTTACATTTTAAAACATATGATCAAGTTTCTAAAGATTATTCACTTGCAAAAAATATTGATTATATACCAGATGAAGAAGATATTAATATTAATGAAGTTATTGAAGAAATTACAACTATTAATAAAAATTTAATTAAATATCCAATTAATTTAGAATTAGATAAAAGATTTTTAAATGATTTTGTTATACCAAAACCTAATAATCAATTAGGAATGTATTTAAAAACTGATATTATTAAAGAACTTCAAAATGCATCTCAAGATTGGAAAGATAAAAATGAAATTTCATTAATAACTAATAATAAATTATTTAAAAATACAATAACTGGAAATATTTTATTAGAACAAAATATTAAAAAGTATTCAACTAAATTATTTACATTATTAAATACAATAAAAAATATTATATTTGAAAATAAAGGTAAAATTTTTATTTATCATAATTTTATTCAGGTGTCTGGTATAAATTTAATTGCGGAATGTTTAAAAATAAATGGAATTTTATCAATAGATGAACAAATAAATAAATATTCTAAATGTAATATATGTTACAAATTAAGAGATGAAACCCATAATAATCATGAGTTTAAACCTATAAGATTTTTTATGGTTAATAGTTTAATACATAAAAATATTATTGATAAGCAAATGGATAGTTTTAATTTATCAAATAATTCAAATGGTGAAGAAATGCGAATTATATTAGGTTCAAAGGCAATTAAAGAATCATATAATTTAAAAGCTATTCAAAATTTAATTATAATGCATCAGCCAGATAATATATCTACATTAATTCAGATATTTGGCAGGGCTATTAGAAAAAATTCGCATATGCATTTAGCCCCAGAATATAGAAAAGTAAATATTTATATATTAGTATCCACAATACCAGATTATATTCAACAAAAAAGTAAAGATTATTTATATTCTTATGAAGAAATGAAATATAAATATAAACTACAAATTTATCAAATTATTCAAAATATTACTAATATATTTATTGAATATGCAATTGATAGAAATATTAATTATAATCTGAATTTTCCAAAATATGATACTATTAATGAAAATGATTTATACTATATTAAAAAATTAGATACAAAACAGTTAGTAAAAATTGACTATAATAATATAAATTTATCAACATTTCAAAGTTACTATTATCAAGATGAAATTAATTATTGTAAATATATTATTAAACGATTATTTTTAGAAATATCTAAAGTATGGAAATATAATGATTTATTTAAAGCAATTAAAAATTCACTTATCAAAACTAATATCCAAACCACTTATATATCAGAATATTCTGTTATTATTGCATTAAATTTTTTAGTATATACTAACAATAATATTAATTATATTAATGATTCAAATTCGAAAAATACAAATAATAATGTTACATTATTAATAGATAATTTATTTAATTCTAATGAAAAATACATACTTGATTTTAATAATACTCTTAATATTATTATTTATATAAATGAATATTATATTTTAATACCATTAAGTAATAATATAAAAACTACAAAAAATATATATGAAAATTTAGAATATGATATTATATATAATACATTTGAATATATTCCAGAACAAAAAATTAATATTGATCAAATTATTAAAGAAGATATAAATTTTAATAATTATAATTTTATTAAAGATCAATTTATTAAAAAGTATCAAGACAAAAATATTAATAAATTAGTTAAGATTATTTATGAATATGATCAAAATTTTCATTTACAATTAATTGAAGAAATTATTGAATACTTTTTTAATTTATATACTAATACTAATTATCAAATGGATATATATCATGAATTTTATCTTAAATTGTTATATTTTTATAATAAATTAAATATTATAATTTTTGCTAATAAACTAGATCAAGATTTACAAGAAATCTATGGTCAGTATATATTATCTACTAAAATAATGAATTTTACAATATCAGATAATGAATCTGAAAATTATAATTATAATAATTTATTAGCACAATTATCAACCGAATCACAATCAAGTAGTAATGATACTCAATTTTATTTTAATTTTTATAATCAAGCAATTACCGAAGTAAATGATTTTTTATTAAAAAAATCAAATGAAAAAACTTTAAAAATTTTTGATTATTTATTACCAATTGGTCATATTTATGACGATAAAATTAAATTTTATCATCCGAAAAAATATTGGTTTAATAAATTAGATTATAATAGAATAAATATCAAGTTTAAAGAAAATGATATTATTGTTGGATATTTAGAAAAAACTAAATTAGGATTTGATATTATTTTTAGATTACGAAAGTCTCAAACAAATGAAAAGAAAAAGACAGATTTACGATTAGTAGAAACTGGATTAAATTGTCTAAATCAAAATAAAGGTGATTTAATTAATATCTGTAAACAATTAGATATTAATTTAGATAATATCAAACTTAGAAAAACTACATTATGTAATATGATAAAAACTAATTTAATTACAAGAGAATTAGAAGAAAGAAAAAAACTGACTAATATTAAATATTTTTATTTTTATTGGGAATTATAATAAATTTTTATTTTTATCTAAATTATAATAAATTTTTAATATTATCTAAATTATAATAAATTTTTAATATTATCTAAATTATCATTATAATTTACCCAAATATGTTTATTATTTTCTTTTATTTTAATATAAATATCATTATTATATATATTATGCAATGAATTAAAATAAAAATTTCCTTGTTCTAAGATAGATAATTTATTTATTTCATTTATAAATGTATTTTTAGTAACTCCAGATATTCCAATAATTTGAATTACATTATATCTATTATGTATATAATTAAGTTCTTGCTGTTTAATGTTCTGAGTATTATTAATATCTTTTTTATTAAAGTAATCATAATCTATAAAATCAAATGTATTATTATCATCTGAACTACTACTATCTGTATCTAAATGTGGTTTAATAATATCAAATTCTAAATCAATTAATAAATTTAATTTATCTAGATAAAATAATTTAATTAATTGATAAATATTTAATTTAGAAATACTCTCATAATTTATCATATCAGATAAATAAATTACATTTTTATTATCCATATTTGAATAAGTTAATGGCATTAATGAAATAAAAACTCGAATAGTATCATAATTTAGATTTGAAATTATTAAAATTGTATTATATAATAAAGAATACTGATCTAAGATATTCTGAATCCATTTTTTAATAATAATATTATATTTATTTTTAAATCTTAACAATAATTTAGTATTTGTTTGTTCATTAATTTCTGGAAATTTTAATTTAATATTAAATATAAAATAATTACTATTAATTTTATTATGAACTAACTCAAACATTTATTTTTTAGATTCTATATAACTAATAATTTTTTTATTTAAATTAGTATCATTAATTAATTGATAAGCATTTAATATATTATTCAATTGAAATACTTGTAAATTATCCTTATTTGTATAATAGTATTTTTCTCCATTAATAATAATTTCTTCGGCTTTAATTTTATTAGTTTTAATACATGGATTTGATAAAACCATATCTTTTTCGAGATCTATATAATATAATTGTTTATTATTCGAAATACAATTAAAACAGTCGAAATTTACTCCTAAATTATTATTATTTTTATTGTTTAAAAAATTGCATTCAATAGATGTAGATGCTATAACTTTTAAAAATTGTTGAATTAATTCTTGGTTTTTTATTGCATTTTTAAATATATTAATATCAGTAGTAAATTCTATTTTATCGATTTGTTTTGTTTTTTTACTATTTTCAACAATTTTCTTTTTTTCAGTTTCTAAATATTTAGAATTATAATCTGATAAATAAATATATGTCTGAACATTTTGTTCTACTACGGGTAGCATATTATGTGAATTATATCGAACAGCCCGTGCTATAATTTGTTCTATTAAACTATAATTCCAATATGGTTCCATAATATGAACAGATCTAATATTTTTTAAATCTAATCCTTCGGCACCGGATTTAGAAATTAATAAAATAGATATTAATTTTCCATATTTATTCTCTTCAGAATTACATATTTTAATAATATTTTCTCGCTCTTCTGTTGATTGCTGTCCTGAAAAAATAGCATAATGTAATTCTGTAGTACTTTCTGCGGTCGAATATAGAGTATAATTATTTAATTCTAAATATTTAACAAATGCTAATAATCCATATTCTAAAAATGTACTATAAACCAATGAAATTTGATTTTTTTTTATATTATTAAAAATTGCACAAATTTTAGGGCTATACTTATTAAAATTATAAAGTTCTAATTTATTATTATCCGGAATATATATATTAGATAATTGGCGAGATTTAATTCTATAACTAGTAGATACTGCATTTTTTTCTTTGAAAATTCCTATACCTATAATTTCATTTTTTCCATAAAATTTTGATGTTTCTTTTTTTTCAATTTCTCGAGCTTTTATATATTCTATATTTTGAAGTAAGGACATTTCTATTGTTTCTATTTTAATAGGCAAACGATCTGGATAATTTTCTTTTATTTTTGATTCTTTTAATTCTTCTTTAATTGATTTTACTACATTATTATACATATCACCATAATATGAAACTAATCCAAAAATTCTATTTTTAAATTTTTCTTCATTTTTAATTTTATTTGAATTTAGATCTATAAAATATTTTTGAAAATCTGAAAAATATTCAGGTAAAATAGTATAATAATTTTTATCATTTTTTGATTCTATAACACCATGAAGCATATTAAAAGCAATAGCAATTTCAAATGGATTATTAATTATGGGTGTTCCTGTTAAAAATATTAATTTTATTTTTTTGGTATTCATTATTATATCATAAAACTCATTAGCAATTTTAGATCCATTTACAATTGAGTTAAATAAATTATGAGCTTCATCAATTATAATAACTTTATTTTCTAATTTAATAGTTGAATCTTCTTTATATTTAGATAAAAAAGATGTTAATTTATCATCTAAAGATTGAATCATATTTTTTGCATTACTTGTTACAAATTTATATTGATTAATAATATTATTAATTTCATCTTCACTTAGTTTATTATCATTAATTAAATCTAAATAAGTTTTTATTTCTTTTTTATAATTATTTTGTAATGATTTAGATGATAATATAATAATATCTTGTCCTAATTTTCTAAACTCTTCAGCAATAGAAATAGATGTTAATGTTTTTCCACTACCAACTGAATGAAATAATAAAATACCACGTGCATCTGTAAATACTAAATAATTAAAAATATATTTTTGATAATCAAATAATGTTTGATTATTTATTTCTTTATCTAAAGTATCTAATAATTTATTTAATTCCGATGGAAAATTAGTAAGATTTTTTTCCAATTTAATTATTTTATTTGTCATTTCTTACTAATAATAAAAATTTATAGTTATATTAATATAATATAAATAATATAACTATAAATTTAATCATAAAATGGAATCTAATATTTGTTCTTTAAATAAAGATTCTAAAACATGTTTACCAGATTCGACAATAAAAACTTTATCTAAAACATTTTTACCAGAAGAAGCAAATGGAGAAACATCAATTATTATTTCTAAGTTATCAACAAAAATGAAATGCGAAAATAGTTCTTCAAAAGAAAATGAATTATGTATATTAAATTCTATAAAAAATAAAACTGCAGATGATAACTTAAAAAATGCAATAAATAAACAAATTTTAAAATTTTTTAAAATACCAACTAAAAGTTTAGATAGTAATTATTGGTTAAATAATACTGAAATTGATAATGTACAATTTCAATTTCAAACACAATATCCAGGTTATTATTATTCTACTATTCATATGATAGATTTAGAAAATTTTTCACCTAGTAATGCAAATTTAATATTAAATAATGACAAAATATTTAATATTAGAGACATAAATTTTGTTGATGAATTAAAACAAAATTCAAATGCTAAATTAATATATAATGGCAAATTAAAAAATTTTGGTATTGTATGTAATACTGATTTATCTACTAATAGAGGTATACATTGGTTTTCGATATTTATTAATTTTCCTGAAAATTCACAGCCTATTACTATAGAATATTTTAATTCTTCAGGTTATCCACTAACTAAAGGTACTCATCAAAATGAAAGAGAGAAATTTTATACATATTTTAAAAATCTAGCCGATGATTTAACTAAAGAAGGATTTCGTGCTGAATTTATACAAGTCACAGATATAGAACATCAAAGAGCGGATACTGCTAATTGTGGTAGTTATAGTTTATATTATATTTGGTGTCGATTAAATGGTAGAGCATTTGAAGAGTTAACTAAGAACCAAATTACTGATGAAGAAATGGAAAAATTTCGATCAGTATTATGGAGACAAGAATAAATTTTATTTAAATATTAAATCCTATAAATGATTATATTAAAAATGTGTATAATTTGCACAAATAATTATTTAACTACTCTTACAACCTTAAATTGTAATTCATGTACAAATATATTAAGTATTCCAAATACTTTAATTCATCTAAAATATTTAAATTGTGCTAATACAAATATCACAAAATTACCAAATACTTTAGTTAATATGGTTTATTTAAATTGTTCAAATACAAAAATTGAAATAATTCCATCTTCATTTAAAAATTTAACATATTTATTTTGTTCTAAAACAAATATAAATATATTACCATTAGTTTATAATATTAAACAATTAGATTGTTCATATAATAATATTCATTTTATACCAAAATCTTATTCTAAATTAGAAATGTTAAGTTGTAATAATACTAAATTATATAGATTATCTAATACATTTAAAAAATTAAAAATATTAAATTGTGCTAATTGTAATATTACTATACTTCCCCCTAATTATTATCATTTATTATATTTAAACTGTAATAATAATAATATTTATATGATTCCTAATAAATATAAATCTTTAGTAAATTTAAAATGTAAAAATAATAATATACGATATATATCTTATAGATTATATAATTTAAATTATTTAGATATATCATATAATGACATATCTAATATTTGTGAATTTTATTCTAAATTAATATATTTAAATATTAGTAATACTTTAATTACTAATATACCAGATACTTATATCAATTTATCTAAATTAGAATGTTATAATACTAAATTAGAATTTTTACCTTTATCGTTAACAAAATTAAAAATAATTAAACCAAAGAATTATATGAATTTACATATTAATGATTATATTCAATATATTCATAATAATAAAATACCTAATAATGTAAAAACATATATAAATGATAAGATTGGTAGTTGTAGTATTTGTTTAACAAATTTATCTAACAAAAATTATTCTAATATAAGTATTATTAAAAAATGTAATCATTATTTTCATAAAGCATGTTTATTTGAATGGTTTGGGTCAAAATTAAATTGTCCAAATTGTCGAATTGAATTACTCAAAAAAAAAATTTAACTTATGATTAAAAACCACTAGTTAAACAGCCATTTCAAATTTGTATTTATTATAACTATTATATAATAAAATTTTAAAATTTTCATATGTAAAATCTTCTATATTTTTAATTTTATATTCAGGATCATTAATATGTAAAATTGGAAAATTATATGGAATATTATTAATAATTTTTTTTGTTTCTTCAATATGATTTTTATATATATGAATATCACCAATAGTATGAATTATTTTACCAGGTTTATATCCAGTAATATGACATAACATAAATGTTAAAATTGCAGCACTTACAATATTAAAATTTGCAGCTAAGACAAAATCTGAACTTCTCTGATAAAAACTACATGATAATTCATTATTTTCTTGATTAATATAAAATTGATATAAAATATGACAATTATGAACTGTTACATTTTGAACAATATATGAATTATCATTTTCAACTTCAATATTATACACATCTTCACATTTAGTTTTAGTATTAATTTTTTTAATTGGAAAATATAAGAAATTATTATCAATAAAGTTTGATTGTTTTTTAATTTTTAAAATATAAGTATGATTTTTTTTAGGCAAATATGTAATTGATAAATATAATCGTAATTTAGCAAAAATTCTTTGTAAAGAATATGCTAATTGTTTAGATTTAACATGAAATTGATTTTTATTATTAATATTAAATCCTTTAATAAAATAAATTAAATATTTTTCTGGTAAATCAACTATCCATTCTGGAATACGTTTATTATATTTTTTAATGCCAAATGAAGATAAATATTTATAATATTTATAATTTATAATATAATAAAATGTATAGGGGTTAGTATTTAATGAATTAACTTCATATACTGTTTCTAAATAATCAAAATGATTTTTTAAATTAATTAAATCAGCATCATAAATAGATATAGAATATTTTTTATTATAAGTTCCTGTTTTTAAAAAATATCCAAAGAAGTAACAATCTTCATAAGTAATATCTTGATAATTATTTAATTGATCAACTAATTGACAAATTTTATTTTCTTTATTGATCGGCAAACATAATAAATGATTAATATTTAATTCCTCTGCTTTACACCAATATGGCGAATCTCCTAGTTTAGAAATCACATAAAATGGATGATCTTTAGTTGCCTTAATACACTTATTATTATGTTGACATGAAATATAATAAATTAATCCGCTATATTTATATGAGTAAAGAGTTTTAATTTGTTGCCAATTTTTTTTATGTGTATATACTTTATCATTGAGTTTTAAATTTTGAATAGATACATAGCCATGATTTGTCAGAACTAGTGTATTTTTTAAAAAACAACTAGGTAAAGCTACTTTATTTAAATCATTAGGATTCCAATAACTAAATAAAATTCTTCTAGAATTTGGATCTTGTTTAATTAAATCAATGACATATTTTAATTGATCAAATCCTTGATTTATATAATTAGTTTCTGCATTAATATAATCAGCTCCAAAATGTCTTAATTGGAAAGAATAACCAGCTCCCATATCTCCTTCTTTTAAATGTGATAGATTTCTAGATTCTAAAAAATGTTTTGATGTATTACCTTTCCAAATATTAACATTTTTAGATTCTAATATTTTAGTATCTGTTTTACCAGAAATAAAGAATAATAATTCTTCAATAATTCCTCTATAAAACATTTTACGATGAGTAAATAAAGGTAATCTATAATTTCTAATATTATAAACAAAACTTTTACCAAATAATGATAAAGTACCAATCTTAGTTCTATCATTTTTATAAATACCTTTATCTAAAATTTTTTGAACCATTTTAAGATAATTTAATTCATCTTTATTTTTATATGTAAACAATATAAAGTGTAATTCATCTTTTATCATATAATTAGAATTTTTATTATAATCATACTCAATTTTTTTATTAATTTTCTTAAAATATTTTAAATACTTGATCGGAAAAAAGGTATCACAATTAAAATTTAAATTAACAATAGATGTTAAATAAATATTATTAACTATATGCAATTCTAAAAATTGAGTATATATTTTTTCTCCACCACAAATCCAAACTTTATTAATTAATGATTTATTAGTTTCTAAATAATATAAAATAGAAATAATATCATTAAAATATATAACATTAGAATTTAAATTAAGAAAATCATAATTATTAGTTAAATCATAATTATTAGTTAAATCTAGATTTCTAGTTAATACTATATTTAATCTATTTTTTAATGGTCTAAATTGTTGAGGAATTGATTTATATGTATTATTTCCCATAATTACTATATTAAGTTTATTTAAATCATTTGATGTGGTGTTTTCTTTAAAAAATTGTATATCTTTTGAATAAAACCATGGTAGTAAATTTGTTTTACCAATACCATAATTATGATCAGCACATACAATTAGATTAATCTGCATTTTAGATGTATTAATGATTAATTAATATTCAATTTTAAGTTTAATAGTAAATTCATGAATCTAAATAAAATTGAATTAAATATTATTTATAATATTAAATAAACTTTTATCGGTACCAATACAACAGAAAAAGTAATTTGCAATGAGTTTATCACTTCAAGAACTAGATAATTTATTAAATGAATCATTTAAATCGAATGAAACAACTGAATTAAATGTTCCGGCCAAATTAAATGAATCTAATATTAATTATGAATTATTATTATTTACAGACGGTGCACATGAAAGAGTTAAAAAACGTTCATCATTTGGTATTTATATTCAATGTCAAAATAAATTAAGTGATTTATATAAATACAATGAAACAAAAATTATTAAAAAAATAGCTAAAGATCATATAATTTATAATACTACTAATAATAATATTAGTTATCATTCATTATTTAAAAATACAATTAATGAAAAATGCAAATATTTAAATTGTACATATTTTGGTATATTTACTAATAATAAAGATGATATTGGAGAGTTTTGTAAAAATCATAAAAATGATTTAATGATTCAAACTATGTCATTTTATACTTATGATCCTACTAATATTAGAGCAGAAGGATTAGCCATTGTTTATGCATTATTATATTTAAAATTAATTTTAGTTGATAATGTTAAAAAAGAAAATTTGCTAGATAAATTAAATTCTTTTCAATTTGAAGATTCAAATTTTAAATTTACTGAATATATTTCCCCTAAAGATTTAAATAATTTTAAGTTTTATCAAATTATTACCGATAGTGAATTTTGGATTAATGTAATTACAAAATGGAGTAATAATTGGATTAAACAAAATACAATATTAGAAAAAAAAAATATAGATATTATTTATTATCTTAATAAACTTTTAATAATATTAATACAAAATAATATAATAATTCATTTTAAATTTATTAGAGGACATTCAGATAAAAATAATAAGGATGATAAGTTTACAATTTATCAAATGGGAAATATTATTGCTGATAAATTAGCTAATATTGCAAAAGAAAATAATACTAATCAGATTAAAATTTCTTTTGAATAATTAAATGTATTTATTAATAGTTGTATAAATTAAAATTTCAAATACACCATTATCTATTAATAAATTAAATATAATATCATTTTCTTTATCTGCATAAATTTTTATAGTATCGCTTAATAAAGAATTACTTAATGCTTTAATATAATCAATTCTTATCGATACAGAAAAAATATCATCTGATGTTAAAGTAGATTCTAATTTTAATTTACTATGATCTTTGCAAATATTATAACCTTTAATGGTATTATTAATATTTTTGTAAATAAATCGTAATGGATTATTATTTACCTTTTCTATTGTAAATAAATCA